TGCGTTTTTATGATTGTCCTGGTCTCGATGCGCACCACCTCGCTTGCGTTCTTGACTTTAACTTCCAACTCCGCAATCTGTTGCGCTTGTTTTGCCGCATCCGATGAGCTCTGTGCGATTATCTTCTTCTGCGAAGCTATAAGTATGCTGTCCTCATATATCGTGTGCTTAAGGCGGTAATCGTTAGACACGTTTTCTCCGCAAGATTTAAGTAGCAAAAATACAAGTACAATGATTGCAATTAAATAAATCGTTTCAGTACGTACAGATGCCATGTTGAATGAGTTTTATAAGTTCCTTCGATGCTTCCCAAAATACTCTTTTATCCTTGAGCTCTGCTTGCAGTATCTGCAATGCCACACATACCGGCATTCCACGCTCCATCACATACCAAGCAGCAACCTTAACCAGTCTTTCATCTGCTTGCTGATCCGTCATAACTCCCGAGCTGCTTTCTTAACAAGTGCCTTGATTGCATCATCAAGCTTGTTGACCGATGTGTGGATCATGCTCAGCACATCCTTCCTGTCTACATCGCTTGCACCTTGGTGCTGCATAAGCATCTGAACAAGACCAGAGATGTTGGTTAATGGCTGTCGAAGTTCATGGCTCAGCATAAAGCGGAACTCCTCAAGCAGCACTCTTTGCCGTTCGTAGTCATGCGAGCTGATGCTTGTCACATCCACCATCTGGATGCCGACAAAGTGAAGAGTGTCAGCAATCGCAAAGCAATTCCAAACATTATATCTGTCGCTTGTATTCTTCTGTCGTGTGCGAGCATAGACTCTTGATGGCTCAGGCGAATGCTTGCGAGCTCTTTCAATTGCTTCAATGAAATCATCCTTGTCACCTTCGATGCTTATGATGTCGGTAATCTTAGTAGGCTTAATATGGCTTACATAGTTCTTGAAGAGTTCGTTGTTGGTGAAAATCTTCCCATCACTATCGGTTACGACATAGAAGAGGTCGATTGAATGTTCTAGGATGAAGAGCGAAGACATGCAGAGAGTTCGCTATAAAGGTTATTCCATGCGCCCATCGAGCTCCATGCCCATTGCACTGTGAGGTAAATTGTAAAAGTCAACAGCATGCCCATGATTGGCCCATCCATTGTCGGCTTATACTCGGTGAACTCAGTCCGAGGCTTGATGATAATCTTTGCTTCCGGCTTAGGAGCAAGCAAGAATGCAGATGACGATGGTGTGATGGTGTCGCTTGCGTAGGTTTGTTGCATCGGTTGTGGCTCTAGCATTGGCTCTTCGGCAGGCAGCTCGTAAGTCTGACCCCATTGATTAGTGCAATAGTTGCGCCCAAAGATAGTGAATTTCTCCATCGATTGGTAGACTATCTGCGGCTCGATGTGAATTGTGTGATGATGCGTATGGACTTTGCAGCCAATACCCACTACGCAACCTTCATCGATTGTAGTATACGTTGAGTCTCTGCCTTCATCCATTGTCATTTGCTTTAGGTATGTATCCTGCCGCCACCATAGCTGCAACAATTGCCGCAAGTGTCTCTGTTCCTATCTGCTTAAAGATAAGCGCGAACACGCTTGAGAGTATCACCAAGGAGCCAATTGTTGGCCTCCAGTACTTAACAATTATATCAAGCACTTGCCTTGGTTTACTGACTCTTCTTGCGGCCATAACTGATTAAACGATTGGAGTGAAATATAGTTGCGCCTCTTTCTTGCGCCTTCTTACAAGCCCAGTAGAAACCTCGCCTCCTGCTCTGTTCCACTTAAGGAACTCGGCTGCAATCTTCGGGTCGTTTGGGTTGGCTTTGATAAACCTCAACAGCTGCGACTTAGCAAGGTTGCCTGCGCCTAGGTTGAAGCAGAAACTTACAAGGGCATCGAACTGGTTCTGGTTCACCTTGGTTGTATTAAGCAGACCAAGCACGCTGCCCTCAAACTCCTTAAGATGATCCTTAAGAAGCTGCGCTGCCTGTGCATTGGTGATTGTCTGCCCGAGCTTCACCTTGCTGCCGTCTTGGTAGTAGGTTGCGCCGTATCCGATTGTGGCAACACCTGCCGAACATAGGTAGGAGGTGAGGCGCAAGCCTTCAAACTCCTGTATGAGTCGGATGCCATTGCTAGAGGATTTCATACTGGAATTGGATGGTGCAGTATTGCATTGATATTGTAGGCGTTAATGTTTTAAGACTAACATAGCAAGTGTTGTTCGTTATTTCTCCTTCAATTGTTAGGAGTTCAATCTCTGCTAATGTACCTTGAAATGAATATTGCATTAATCCGAACAAGTTTTTACCACTTGTAAAAACAGATGCAACTGGTAGTTCAATTTCAAAATCTCCATTATCTTCTCCACTATCCATAGCAATATCTAACTGAGCAGAAACGGTTGCAATGTTTCCAACTCGGATATATGTTGCTGAGTTAACATTTACGATAATGCCATTCACTTCTCCGCTAATAGTCGGAGAATAGCTGCCACTGCTGAACATTTTGCCCACCTCAATCTGCGAAGATGTGCCTTCAGGGGATTGAGATATGTTGCTTACGTCAACGATGTAGAGCAAGTCATTGCTTGCTGCTTCCGTGATTGTTACTAGGTCGGTAATTTTTACTCCTGCCATGATATTAGTTGTTTAAGATGTAGTTTACTGCTTTGATTGAATCGGTGAACTTAATGCCGTTAAATGTGAATTGATTTACATTGATTAGAAACACTCCGACATTAGTACCCAAGTGCAAACAATTCTCATCAACCACTTCGCAGAGTTCAACATTGGATGCGATTGCTCCAAGTACCGATGTATAGAAGGTAACATATCCACCTTCAAGAGTTATGTCTATCATAGTTTTTCGATTAAGAATCCAGAGACTAATGTTGTTTCACCAGCCACACCTTGCTGCCCTGCGAAGATAATGTATTGGTTAATTGTCCAGTCTACACTTGTACTTGATACAGCATTTGTAGTTCCACTATCAATATAGAAAGATGATGTATTTCCAAATGTCTCTGTATTGGTGGCAGACTTGATAAATAGATTACGCTCAAGTTGAGAGTATAAACCAACAAGGCTATAAGTGCCAAGAAGTAATGCTCCAGTAAGGTTGTTAGCTGAGTTAACGTAGATACGTGTAGTCATATTCACAAGTGTCGTTGACTTACGATACCTTCCCAATATCTTAATGATGTCACCAACTGCAAATGTATTAGCCGGAATCAATTGACTTGCTACTAACTGATTTGTGATGCCCGTGATTGTAGCAGTGTCAGTTGTTGACTTGTATATTGTTGGTATCACAATGTTACCACTACCAAGCAATGATGTTGAGTTAATAGTCTTGATGTTTGTGCCGCTTACCAGTGCATCCTGCTTGCCGTTGAATGTTGACCAATTTGCAGCACTCAATGCACCTCTGTTTGCAGCTGATGCAGTTGGTAGGTTAAAGGTATGCGTATCTGTTGCCGATGATATTCCAAAGTCAGTGCCTCCCATTCCAACTGCGAGGTATTGCGTGTTGGCTGTTAGTCCGTTCAATGCTGATATGCCTCCTGCGAAGTTAGTAATCACTTGACATAGATGGCTGTCCTGCGTGTGCATGGTTATTGTCCTGCCTCCTACTGAGTTGACAATGTACACTCTTAATGCAAGCCTGTCCGTTACAAGTAGCGTTGTTTGTGGTATGGCAAGAGAAGTCAAGTAAAGGTCAATGATTGTGCCCCCTGTTATCGCCTCAGGTACTAATGAACTATTAGCGATTGTAGTGAATGTTATACCATCATATTTTAACAACTCAACGTAGAATGCTGGTGTACCACCAATAGAGGAAGCTGACATGAATATCTCGAAATTCCAGTTCCCTGCTGGTATCTCTAATCGGTTCGGGTCACCTACATCTGTAAGCCATTGGCTTATCAGCCCGTTCCCTGCCTTATTGAAGTCTGCGTTAGTTCCTATTCCTACCACCGCAATTTGGCTCATCTGAAAGTATGTGGCTACCGATGCAGCAGTACCCCCGTTCAGGTAGTAGCTAACAGCAGAGCCACCACTTGCATTGCTTGGTAGAGTTGCAAGCTGCCCATCTCCTCTGATGTACTGAGTTGCAAGCCCTGCCGCTGCAACTGCCAATGTTCCGCTCGATGTCACAGGGTTGCCAGTGACAGTGAATGCAACAGGCATCGTAAGGTCGACCGATGTAACAGTGCCCGTTGGTATAGTCGGGAATGGAGTCGGTGTTCCTAAGCCATCAAGGTAGTCGGTGTTTGTTCCTGTTGGAACATCGAACTTGCCATTGAAGGTACTCCAATCCGCTGAGCTCAAGTAGCCATCAGTGCTGCCATCGGCTTGGCTGATGCTGATGTCTGGATTTGCTCCGCCGCTTGATGCGATTGGTGCTGTGCCTCCAACTGATTCCACAATGGTTGCAGGAAGCACTGGAATTGTCGGCTTGTTTAATATCTGATTGTTGCCGCTTGATGATGTCCAATCGGCAGGCCTTTCAATAGTTTGGAATCCTGCTCCAAGATTTGTCCAATAGGTAGTGTTGGTTGGAAGCAGTGAATCATTGTTTGCAATGCATCGGTAGATGTTACCAAGATACCACACCACATTGCCTATCACATACTGATTGCCAGTTGCGCTTAAGTGATCTGTTGAAAATGCAATGGCTGTCATTATACCACCACCGCCGCCACCACCAATTGCAATCAATGGATCCTCAGCCGTTCCATTTCCGATGATTGTCACTCCATCAACAGCAACCTCCGTCAAGCAAGGAGTACATGGCTGCAAGTCCGGGAGTGGAATGTCACCCGTTGCACAGATGTCATAGCATCCATCTTCAGTGGTAGTAATAACTTGCACATCAAAGTCGACAGTCACACAAGCAAATTCATAGTTGGCTGTTAAGGTCTTAATCTCGTTGATGTAACCGCTAGGAATTACCTCGTAGTTAATCACTCCAAGGTTCTGCTTGAATAGTGGATCAGTGCCGCTCGTCAGCTTGTAGATTCTTGAAGCAAGCCAGTCCTGAGCATCATCGCCATCGCATGGCAGATGGCTCTTGCGCACAACTGCATAAGCAGTCAAGGGAAAAGAGGTCACGTACAACTGCTTGCAGCCGCTCATCTTGTAGGCATCAGTCTTGACAACTGTCACCTTGCCACGCTTAGCCCAGAACAATGTGCCTTGCTTAGCATCGAAGTTGGTAACCACCTCCGCTTGACCATTGCCGATGTAATGCACCCAAGCTTTGTCGTTGCCGTTTGCATTAAGCTCGCAAAGTCCGAACTGCTTGTCGAAGATATTTGCTACCTCAACACGTTGATTGAGCCGCTCGATGATGGTCTTAAGTAGATTCATGGTTTGCTTATCTGATTTGCGATTTGCTCAACCAACAAGTCTGCATGTAGTTGCAACATTCTCGATTGCTCCTCAGCTGTTGGTTTAAATATTGTTCCGTAAAGTTTCTCCAATCCTTCTACCTTGCCTGCTTCATCAGCAACTGTGTAGATTGCAGTATCAAATCCTTCAGTCACAACTGTTGTTTGGTCGGTTGCAAATGACCGCTTAAGAAACCCTGTGAGCTCCAAAGGTGGTTTGCCATTTGCTGCCTTGATTTTTGCGTATGCCGGAGTGTAAGGCTTAGTCGGCAGAAAGTTCCCTGCTTGGTTTCTTCCTCTGCCAGTATCAATCCCGAAGATTCGGATGTACATCTCGCGGCGCATATCCTGTACTGCAAAAGATAGCGGAGTAAAGCCACTATTCCAATCAGAGAACAGAGCATTAATGCGATCACTTATCTCCTTTGGTGTAGCCATTATGGAAGTGCTGTGACGTACTTCATATTTCTTCTGCAATCAAAGCACGTATTGTCGCTTGGTAGTCGCATGTTCTGCAACATCGCTGTGAGTTCTTCGCTGTATCTCGTTGCAGCAATGTCTCGCCCTGCAATCATACCATCGTTAGGGTCTGATGTTGCGAAGCCAGTGTTCACGCTTACTGTAGTATTCACTCGTTGGTTAGGGCTTATTGTTAGCCCGTAGTTATAAATCTCGACCGCCGTTGCATAAGCAAGCGGCATCGCCATCAATCCACCAATCGAGCACAGCCAAGCTTCTCTGTCGCAGTTGACATTATAAACCAACGACATCCCCTGCGTGTACTTCTTCGACTTGGAACTTATCACATCATCTCCGCTCACCGTTAATTCAATACCAACAGCATCCACGAATGGGCAGATGTGCGCACCTCTTACATTGCCAGAGCAATCGAAGCAGTGCCCCTTTTTAGGAATCATCTTTGTTGTGTCATAAAGCGACTCATAGACAAATGCCAAATCTAACTTTCTGCGATTCGCCTTAAAGGTCTTACCGATGAACTGCTCAACCGCTTCCGATTGGTAGAAAAATGAATCAATCAACTTCAAGGTGGTCATGTCGTAGACAAATATCTCCACTGGCACCGCCATTGTGTAGATGTCAATCTTAAAATTCGACAGGTAGAAGTTGAGAAAGCTTTCGGTGTTCGGGTCGATTGTGACTCTGATGCCTGTGTACTTTCCTGCACCTACCATTGTGTCGATGTTAGCAGCGTTGCTCACCACTTGACCGATGCGCTTTGACTCCACAACGGTGTCGGCCTTCATCATAGGTGTGAGCCTGCTTAAGATATCGGTTGACATCTTGCGCCAGGCGAATGCTCGCTTTGCTTCAAACAATTCAACTCCGCTGTTATATTGGTCAGTGATTAGCTGCCCAAGTAAAGTTTGATTGATTCCGAGATCATCGATATAAAGCCCAGTAGTTGGCTCTGGTCTGTCGCAACCTTGAAGACCGAGAAGAGATTCGTAGCACATTGCTGTCTTATTTTTCACAAAGATAAATAAAAAAGGAGAGGCATTGCACCTCTCCCTTAATTCATTGTGTCAGCAAATTATCGCTGCCCTCGCTCAACAGATCATCCGAGCCTTCGCTCAGCAGATTCTGCGAGCTCGTTACGGGTTTACGATAGATACGCAGTTCACGTAGTTAACGCCTGCATACTTGTCTGATGCCTCGTAGATGTCAGTCGGCAATGTTGCGATGATACCAGTTGTAGTCAATACAATTGATAAGTTACCGCAATCATCCTTCATAGTCAAGTCAACTGGAACTCCTGCCGGTGTGAACACCAACGTCTTAGAGTAGTTGCTTCCTGCTGTTGGAGTGATGCCTGTGTTCCACTCAGCTAAGTTGAATGACAACCACTGGATTGCTCCTGCTGTTGTAACCAAAGCCTTAGTCTGTGCACCTTGAGCAGCTGCCAAACGTGAATCATAAGCAAAGCCGAAACCGTTCTGCTGAGTGATTGCAAGTAAGTCGATACCATACTGAGTGCAGCATCCTGCTGCCATAGCGTTAGCATAACGCTGCATTGCTGCTCCACCGAATGCAATTGGTGCACCTGGGTAGTTAGCCATGCGTGTTGCTTGCTGAATGTCAGCGATTGCGAATGCGTTTGGCTCGTTAGCCGCAACCATTGTAGGTACAACTAAGCAGTCAGAAGTAACTGTGTAGAATCCTTCAACCTCAGTTCCCCAGTTACCAATTGCAGCAACAGCTTGAACAGCTGCGGCAGATGCCACCTTGCGATCAAGCACATCCATTAAGCGCATGATTGACTCAAGCACATAGCGGCTGTTCTCTTGGCAATGGCGAGCGATGTCCCCAGCATTGATCAATTGAGATGCAGTGTACGTGTCAGTTGTCTCAACTGTGTACGTAGTAGTTGAATCTCCGTACGTATTAGCAGAAGTACAAGTAAGGATTTCGCCACCTTCTTCAACTTCTGTCTCAGGCAAGCGCTGAATCCAACGAGCTTGAACTGTTTTTAATTTACCTTGTCCAGGTGATACCTCTGTGCGAATTAATTTCGCGTTTTCTGGAGACAATAAGAATTCAAGGAATGGAAGTTGCTCGCGCTGACCAACCTCTAAAAATAATTCGCCCAATGACATTTGCACATTAGGGCATTCAGAAAGTATTCTTGAAATAGACATGATAGTCGTTTTTGATTGTAGAATTTTTAGCAACGTATTCTGAAGGCTGTTGCGTTGATGCCTACTTGTTGCAGCTGAAAGTCCTGCCGACTACCATAGAGAATCACAAAGGTAGAAAAAAAAAGCCGCACTCTTGCAAGTGCGGCTCAAAACTAAAAAAACATTAATACCCTTTACAAAGATACATTATTTTGTGTAGAATCTCGGATTAATTCCTTTTAACTTCTTCTCCCCTGCACTTTCCATCTGCGGAATCAGTGGGCTGCGCATTGGAATCTTTGCCCCTGCATGAGGATTCTTCTGGATGATGCCTGCCTCCGTTGCTTCCTTAATTAAAATATCGGACATAGTTAGGAATGATCCTGCTTTCTCCTTGCTCTTAAGTCGCTCGCCTGTTGCCTTGTCTTTCACTACAAATGCGCCATCTTCCTCAAGGTCGATTGCATACTTATCAGTGACTGCCGACTTGAAGCCGCGAATGGTATACTCGTTTACACTTGGATCAAGCTTCAATGCACCAAGCTCTTTCTCAAATGAGCTGTTTATCTTGCTAGTCTTGATGTCGGTTGCCACTTGCACCTTGTAGGATTCAAACTGTTGCATCACATCTTGGCGAGCTGAGTCAAGCTCATTTGTCTTGCGCTCAAGAGACTTATACTTCTTCTCCCACTCTTGCAGCAATGCCTCTGAGCCGTTGCCAGATGCACGCTTCTCCCACTCTTCGCGCTGTGTTTCAAATGCGCTCTTTGCTTTCTCTGATGCGCTGCGAATTACTTCTTCAACCTTCTGCCCTTTGAAGTCCTCATCAGTAAGCACGATGCCAAACGGCTCAAATGCTTTGCGAGTCACGTTGGCAATTGTGCCTGTGAGCTTGCCAATCTTGCCGCTTACTTCTTCCTGCTTAATCCAATTTTCTTGGAACTTTTCTTTTGCGGCTTCGAGATCCGCTGCTTCTTCGAGGTTGAGGAACTTCATCAGCTCCAGTGCTTCCTCC